AAACGTAAGCAGACAGATGATATCCAGCCACGCTGTAGAGAACAACATTGGTAGGTAAGGCTTACGTAAGAGCCGTGAACTTACCCTGAACCTGGCAGTTCTGAAGCACAAGATCGCCAGCCCAAAGAAGCTTACTAACCATTGCATCCTGGTCAACCGGCGTCTGAAAGTCTTCCAAGTAGAAGTCAACAGAGCTAGCAACAATGAACTTCAGGAAGTTCTCATTGATGTAGAACAGGTTGCCATCAGAACCCGTGGTTGGGATATGGGAGTCAACAATCCATGGCACGTTGTTAAACAGAAGGTTAGTAAACCCTGCCTGTGCAAGCTGCTCATCGGATCCAACAGGCTGCTTCGGGTACTGGGTGAAGGACGTATTCAATGCCCAGTAGTTATTGTACTGGTGCTGGGTCGAAGCGATAATGGTTGGATGCTGGCCACCAAATGTGCATGAGCCAAACAATGCCTGTAGTGCAGTCAAGGTCATGGTCGTAGTAGTAGTGTCGACCTGGCTGTTCCAGAATGCGTTAGAGGTCCTGGAAATCCCACCGTATGAAGTGGTAACGCCCTGTGCGTCGATAGCACCCAAAAGACCATCAATAGCCTTCTGGTTAGTAACCACATCCGACCACAAGCCTGAGCCAAGAAGATCAGCCATCTGCATCTGCGCCTGTGCAAACTGGCTAGAAATGAAGTTAGCAACAGCTTCAGGCGAGCTAACACGGATCATCGTAAGCCCATCAACAGAAACATTGACGTAAGCCTGCTTCCACATGAAAGCAGCATTCTGAACAGTGTCAGATGGTGCGGTGTTCAACTGGTCGAAACCAGAGTACCAACCATAACTCGTCATATTCTGGTACATCAAAGGAACTTCAATCTGGAAACCACCCTGCACTTCTTTACGAAGAGAGGCATTGGCCCGGAAGAAGAACGGGTTAGAGTTATAGACGTTGTCTGCGATTTCCGGGAGAATGTACCGCCGAGAAAGCGCAGTAACAACATCAGTACCAATAGGTGTAACTGCCATTGATATGACCTTTCAAATAAGGGTTGTAGTATAACTATTGTTACTGTGAAGCTGACAACGCTTCCTTGATCGCATTTGCGAACCCTTGCTTACCAGTAGCCTCCATAGTCGGAGCTGGCAAACGTGAGGAGTTTCCGGAGCTACCACCTAAGGCAGATAGACGGCGCTTACGTGCGGCATCTTCTTTAGCAGCCTGGTCGGTGGCAGCATCTTGCTGGGCCTGGTCAATGGCTTTGGCTTCTGTAAGCTTGTTGCGAATCTCCGGGATATTCCACATTGCGTAGTCCAATGCCATCTCAGTTGCTACTGAGATTGGATGACCAGCAGACATGAAACCATCTAGGAGATTATGTTGAGCAGCAACTTGGCGAACACGGATAACCTCATCGGGCGTTAGTTCGGAGATGTGCTTAGAAGTGAATGAGGAAATGCCAGATTCAATCTGTGCAAGGTTCGTCTGCTGCTGCTGGGCCTGAAGATACTCTTGGAACTGAGAGTTTTGCTGGCGGAGTTCCGTAAGATTATCAACTAGGTACTTGGTTGATGGATCCTCAAGATCTAAGTCATCGGGAGGTTGGAATGCCTGTGGTCGTGGCGGGGATAGTGGTTCTGCCGGGGCAACTACAGGCTGAGAAGTAAGCGGAACGTTAGGATCAAAAGCCGCCTTCATCCGCTGAGCAGCAGCAGGATTTTTCTTTAAGAACTCATCGAACTGGATAAACTCACGGAGAAGGGCTGTAGGGTATTGCTGGCCATCGATAGTAACGTTGTCTGAGAGAATGGGTGGCGTTGTAGGTGGCTCGGGAACAGTAGGCTCAACCGGAGCAGGAGGAGTAACTTTAGCAGGAGTAGGATCATCGATCGTTTCATCTGGAAGAACAATAGGTTCTCCCGTATCCTCTAGCGAATGTAGGCGTTGAAACTGAGCCTCTACATTTTCAGGGTTCAGCTCATCGCCAAAGCCACCATCTACAGTTTGATTATTGATAAGGCCGTCAAGAGACATAGGTTATTAGCTTCCAGTCCTGGTCGATAAAAAGCGACGCAATTCATCGGGATCTTGCATACCACCACCTGGTTGTGGCATAACGCCTTGTCCGGGTGCGGCTTGTGGGCCTGATAGTTGATTCTGTCCTGGTGTTGGAGGTTGGCCACCAGGACTAGGTGAAGCTCCCGCAGGGCCGCCCGGACCAGTAACAGGAGGCCCTGCAGGAGATTGTCCTTGTGGCTGACTTCCAGGTTGGCCTTGTCCGGGACCTTGTTGTCCCTGCTGCTGCATAGGCGCATGAACCTTTGCCAAGACAACATGCTGTAAGTCTTGGAGAAATTCCTGGTCTGCATCTGGGCTCATCTGCATAGCAGCAATAGTCGTATTGATCTGTGTAAGACCATCGGACATAGATAAGGGTTGCTTGGAATCAGCCATGAGGTTTATCTAACTAGGGCTTGAGAGGGGTAGGACCGTCAACACGATCCTTCATCATAGGCTCATTGCCGAAGGACCCTGCGGTCTGTCCCTGCATAACAATAGGCGCAGAACCCCTCATACCCTTGTACTGCTGCGGGTTAGGAACTGCCATGGGTATTCCTTTCTAATACGTGAAAGCTTTCAAACATAGAACTACCCTCCATCCCGGTCAGGTGGTGGAGGGTAGTATCTATTTGATAGCGTAAGCACCAGCATGACGGCTAAGAGCGGCTGGGCTTACTATGCTAGAGGATTAACTCTAGCGCTTGTGCGATCCGCGCTTGCGTCGAGCAGCACCCATTAATATCACCACCTTTCATGCGGTCATGAGCCGACCAGCAAGGCTCGGGTAGATAGGAGGATTGGCTTAGTAGTTGCGGTAGGCCGCACGAATGTTAGGGCGGGTCCGCATGTTGTTAGCGAAAGCAGGCTGGCAATCATTGTCATCAATGCAGCCAACACGATCCATGCACTCTGGATCAAAATCATCAGGGTTCGTTGAGTAGGTATTGATCATACGCCTACCATAGACAATACCCCGGACAATAGGCTCATCGTCCTGCATAGGGTTCATAGGCTTGGAGCGAGAAAGATCCATAGAAAACTCCTTAGGTCTTACGTTTCGAGCGTACACGTTTGCCAGGTGCACCGCCACCAGGTGCTAGCTGCCCTGCCATAGCAAGTTGTAGCTGCTGCTGTTGCATGCGCTGGACGATATCTTGCCAGTTAGGATAGTTATGGGCTTCGAGTACTGCCTGTTGGTCGATAGCACCCATAGCAAATAGGGTGTCGGACTCCCCAATACGGGCAGAACGAGAGGTTGGGTTATTCGCACCAGCCGTAACAATGAGAGCGTATTTTAGCGGCAGGAGTTTCTGTCCATCAGCATCACGGTATGGAGAATAAAAATGCCGTGCAGCCAGAGCCATAGATGTCTTGATACCACTGGGACCGACAATAGCAACCGTACGTGGCACCGTATAGTTCTGGATAATAAGCTGAGATAGCATATTACCCATATCCCGTAAGCAGGCTTCAAGGTTCGCTTGCCCACGGCGAATACGCACGAAGCCAGATTCCTGTACAGAGTTAATGCCAGAGTTTGTAGGCCGACCTTGTGGCGACTGACCCTTGCTAATGCCTGATATACCAGAAGTATTCTCTAGCCTAGCAATCCAGAACGTAATTAGCTCCTGAACATACTGCGGCATATTAGGTGGCTGCATCCATTCAGGCTTCTGGTTATTACCAGCACCCGAATTAATCTGGATTCTCTCACCAGGCTTATTGGTAATGGCATTACGGTTCATGCCGGAGTTAGCAGGCTCAAGAAGTATAGGGTTGCCCGTTATCTCAGCGTTCTGTTGCATAGCAGATAGCAGGCGATTGATTGCTATTTGCCCACCCGATAGATGAGTGATAAGTGATATGCCCCAGAACTCGCCAATGTCATCGTAAACGAACCGGCCGTATGGATGCCGTGACATTTCCCATAGGTCTTCAGCATAGCAGTCCATAAGGATGACACCTGCTGCATGGACGATGCAACGCCAGCGGTCAGATACATTAGGTGCATCTTCGGATAGATCAGATAGTGGGTCTGTATCTGGCGGATCCTCTACCCAATTCTCTCTTAGCCAGCACTCGTATACATTGACGCCTGGGATAAGAACGTTGTTCTGGCGACTAGCACCTGGTAGACCGAAGGATCCTGAAGCAGGGGATGGGAACGTGGGGTTTTGAAACGTCCCACCCGGCATAGCACCTGGGTTTGCTAGAGGGTATTTGCCATTATCATAAAGAAATGGCCGCTGTTCATCCGATGGTCCTTGCCCACCATCTTGGAGTATATCCATATTAAACTTAACCGCATCATAGGCGAGTGGAAATCGACGCTGTATCTCATCGAACGTCATTCGCCGGTACTCGATAAAGTAGTTGGAGTCTTCCATCGATGATGCATTAGGATCGGGATAGAATGCCCATGGGTCTACACGAGTAAGCATTGCATTGCCTAGGCCGGAATCAGAACCACCATCCCACGTAGCCTTTAGAATCCCTGCGCCGGTTTGTGCTGCATCCCATAAGGCAAGATAAGCTGCATAATCCCATTTGTTAATAGACCAGTTAGTCTCAAGAAGAGTCTGTAGGTCAATAGCTAGCTTCTGCATATACGATGCAAATGGCGTATGCGGGTTAGCAGCCGGCGCAACAGAGAACGTTACGTCCTGGTCCATCATCCATGCAATTAATGTTGCACAGATAGGATAGATCTCACTGTCTGTAGGGTTCGGCATCCACTGCGGCCGAAACTCTGCCCACATACGGTTGTTAAGGAGAAGGTAGTTCCTGCGCCACTGTGCATAGTATTGCCGCTTCTTAGCCCGAGCATTTACATAGAGCTGCTCAAGGTAAGGTAAGGGTGATGGATCGATGATGGAGTTATGGCGCTGACGGTCTATAACGGTCATGGGATTAACCCTGCATGCCGTTGTCTAGCAACCGTATCCTTAGCCTCCGCAACATCGCCACTTGACATACCCAAGCCATCCGTATCGTGCATATCACGAGGCTGGAAGTTATGTGTTATACCCGTATATGCAGATGCGTTATCCGATGCCTCAGATAGTGCAGAGCGAAAGTCTGTATCCGAGCGAACGTACCGGCCGACTGATGCATTGAAATGTGGCTGGAAGGTAGAAGGCTGAGCGAATGAATAGGCTCGGATCAGATGACCGCCACAAGTGTCACAGGTAAAGTCATCTGACCGATAGAGATGGTCCTCTTCATTCCTACACTCTTTACACCTATAGGCATAAATAGGCACAGCGCATAGTACAACATCTGCTACCAGTCGCCTACTCGCTCGTCCATATCTTGTGGTACTAGAAGGCGAGGTCTATTTTCCCCATGCTCAATTTCAGTCACAGGACCTTCCGTTATAGAGCAGATACAGCCTATAGCTAGCGCCATAACAGCATCATCATGGTCTGCATCGGATGAGTTGCCCATATCACCTATGGCTGAGACTACTACATAGGATCGCAACTGATGATAAGTTGTGGCATCGTGCAAAGTAATTGACCCGTCGATAATAAGTCTTTTGAGATTACCAATGGCCCAGTGCTTTCGATTGAAATTAGTAGACCATCCAAAGCTAACGCTAACCTTGCCAGGAGCTTTATCTGGCCAACGATGGCGCCAGATGTTGTCGTAACCGAGAGATATAACTCTTGCAATGGTTCCATAGCCCGGACCTTCAATCTCTGTGGTTAGTTCGGCCATATTATAGTAGATGGAAAGGTTAATGAGTTCATCGGCGAATGAAATTGGGTCACACATACCATGCCATACTGCCACCTGTTCAAAGGTGCGGCGGTTAATAACCTGGATGCAGGCTGGATCCCCTTCTGTTGTGTATGAGGGATCTCCTGCTGTGAAGTATTGTCCATAGTTTCTATCCTTGCTAGGCCACTTGAAGATGGTTAACGGGCCATGGGGATCAGCAACAAAGCGGACCTTTGATCCAACCTTCTGGATGAAGCCTCTAGCACCAGGTAAGTATTCGTATGTGGCTGATAGATAGTCTAGTGGGAATATATTCCGCCCTGTTGTAAGGAATGCTTCCTCAGGTGTGGCGGGATATTCCTGCTTGAAGCCATCCTCGTCCGAGTTAAACTGGTTATCGATAGCCCATCGCCGCCATTCCAAGTGCGATAAGTCCACGCCTAGTTTGTAGTAATCCTTTTCCTCGGCGTTTAGGTCTGTAAGTTTAAGGTATGGATTGATAACACGGTATTCAGGGTGCTTATACCATGGGAAGAATAACGGGATGTAGTCTGACTTACCACGTACTGCATTCTCCCACTGGTCATAGAACCATCCACCTACACCGTTAGCGGTTGATTCCAGGACTATGAGCGAACCATGCTTGTGCGGAATAGTCTGTGATAATCCGGTCATAAGCGGAGCGGCATTGTCCCAAAAGGCACATTCGCTCGCATGCAATGCGTGGACAGTTAGCCCTCTGCCAGAGCTGATATTGCGTGCAGTAGCTATACGGATAGTCGACCGTGTCTCCTCCCATGTTATTCGAGACTGGGATAATTGCCGGGTGTGGAACAGATGCTTATACGGCCATGTCTCCCAATACATCTGGGTCTTCTCATAGATGGCTGTAGTAGACGATCTCTCATGCGCAATAACAAGCGATGATGTACCTGGGTGAATAAAGCACCAATTAAACAGGACCCCTTCTGTAATCGTGGACATGCCAAGCTGCCGTGCTTTAAGGATAATAATACGAACGGGTTTAGCTGCGTTGTATTCCCGCTCGATAGTCCGCACATACGGCACCTGTGCCCAGGCATAGTCGCCATCGAAACGGATCCTCTCCGTTGAAAGGTCTTTGGTTTGGATTGTTAGCCGTTTAAGTAGCGGCATAAGGCGAAGGTTATGGCTAGGCATCGGAGTCGGGGGTATCCTCTACTACGTGGATAATTGCATCGGGCTGATCATAGATACTATCGGTCGTATCATCTGCACCCATTTCACTTAGCATGGATGAGAACTCTTCCTGCATCTCGATGAATTCCTTAGGCTGCTCTTGCTTAAGGAATCGCAATGCATGGGATTGTATTGTGCCGATAAGCCGTATCTTCATAGCAGGTGTACCTTCATCAAGAATATTCATAGCCTCCTCGAATCCCCGCCAGATAAGGTGCTGCATTGCCACGGAGATTTCTTCGGCATCTGATACCCGGTTTAGGCGCTCTGTTGAGAAGGATTGAACGTAGGATAGATCGACGGAAAGCATATTGGCTATATGCGATGGCGACATTCCCCGTTCAAGGAGTTTAACGACCATACCTTCTATATTCTCAGGCTGAATACTCATGGCTTAACCGGAGTTTCCTTAAGTGCTTCGGCTATTGGACGAGTAGCCAGATGATGTAGTTCTTCTTTATAGACATTAGATTCCAACTTAGCTATCCATTCTAGATGCTTCTTATGAACCTCAAGTAGCTTGTACATCCTCGGATCCAGATGTCCCATTATTTTCCTCTACTGGTCGGTATGACTTACGGGATATAGCCAGGGTAAGGGATAGTCCGAACGCATCACGAAGCTTAATAGCCTCATCCACGTCATTAGGGTTGGCCACATTAAAGCGGATAATAAACTCCCCGCCCGTACTGAACTCACATTTAGCCAGGATCCCATCAAACACGCAGTACTGGAATCTAGGTAGTGGGCGAACAGATTTAATCGGCGGCTTTACGAACCGTTGTCTTGTTCGTCCATCAATCGCTGGAATGGGTTCGGACTTCCCACGTTCATTTCCCGCCCTAGATTCTCCATCTCCGGCTGGTTGTAGTACGGATCCTGGGCTCTCATCTTTGCTAGTACTTGGGATAACTGCGTCTCGTCTTCCATTTCCTCCCGGCTTAACGTGCCGAGCATCGGGTCCGAGTTTTTGTCGTCCCAAGCGTACAAGTTCTCCTGTGTCTGAGGTTTCGTTTCTTGGGCGTCCTGTATTAGCACCTGTTCTGGTTTCCCAGTCAAGGCTAACGTCCACGCCTGCTTTATCGATTCCAGATTCTGCGAAGACTTCTCCGTAGTGAGAACCGAAATCTTCCACAACAAGAGACTCAAGAGAATAATCACTACTGTCTGACAAATCACTATCGCTATCCACAAAATATCCGTCCCCTCGTTTTTAGTTCTATCCTTACCATACAACGTTTACTAGGCCGTGGAGTTTTCGTCCGGGAGTTTTCAAGGGGAACCTAACCATGTGCTTTAGCTTATGCATAAAAATCCGGCGTAGTTTTATGTCCGGTAGTCGCTACTTTCTGGCTCAGATAACTCTTTAAAGAC